GTGCTTATTGGCTACATCAGGGTGTCAACAAATGACCAGAACACGGACTTACAGCGGATTGCGCTGCAGAGCGCAGAATGTGAGCTAATTTTCGAGGACAGAATAAGTGGCAAAACCAGCGAAAGGCCGGGGCTGAAAAAGGCGCTGCGTTGCCTGCAGCCTGGCGATACGCTGATTGTGTGGAAGCTCGACCGGCTCGGCAGGAGTATGCGCCACCTGGTCATGCTGACGGAGGAGCTGCGCGAACGTGGCGTTAACTTCCGCAGCCTGACCGACAGTATTGATACCAGCACGCCAATGGGGCGATTTTTCTTTCACGTCATGGGCGCGCTGGCTGAAATGGAGCGCGAGCTGATAATAGAGCGCACCCGCGCGGGGCTGGCGGCTGCACGGGATAAAGGGCGCATCGGCGGCAGACGTCGCGTAATGACCCCGGACGTTATCGGCCGCGCTGAAAGAATGCTGGCGAACGGCGCGACGCTGCAGCAGATTGCTCTTGTGCTGGAGGTGTCAGTAAAAACCCTTTACCGGTACATTCCGGCCGACAGGCAGCGCCAGATTATTAATTCTGTCTGCTGACTGACCAGCAAACCCCCATCAGATGCACGGCTAAGCCTGACCTGACACCCTGAGCACACCCTCAAAACGGAGTGCATCAGATGTCTGATTATCATCATGGTGTCCGTGTCGTCGAAGTCAACGACGGCACGCGCACCATTACAACAGTATCAACAGCAATCGTCGGCATGGTCTGCACCGCGCAGGATGCGGATGCGGCAACCTTCCCGCTGAATACGCCGGTACTTATCACCAACGTGCAGGCCGCCGTCGGCAAGGCTGGCAAAAAAGGCACGCTCGCAGCAGCGCTGCAGGCTATTGCTGACCAGTCAAAACCCGTCACCGTTGTGGTGCGCGTGGCCGAAGGCGCGGACGAAGCCGAAACAACGTCCAACATCATTGGCGGCACCGACGAGAATGGTCAGTACACCGGCATGAAAGCGCTGCTTGCTGCGCAGACGCAGCTCGACGTCAAGCCGCGCATCCTCGGCGTGCCCGGGCTGGATTCACTGGAGGTGGCAACCGCGCTGGCGAGCATTGCGCAGCAGTTGCGCGCCTTCGCCTACGTGTCAGCGTGGGAGTGCAAAACCATTTCCGACGCCCGCCTGTACCGCCAGAACTTCAGTCAGCGTGAAATCATGGTGATCTGGCCTGACTTCCTCGCCTGGAATACCGCGGCTAACAAATCCGACGTGGCTTACGCGACCGCCCGTGCACTGGGCCTGCGCGCCAAAATCGACAATGACACCGGCTGGCATAAAACCCTGTCCAACGTCGGCGTTAACGGCGTGACCGGCATTTCTGCTTCAGTGTTCTGGGATCTGCAGCAGACCGGCACCGACGCCGACCTGCTCAACGAGGCGGATGTTACCACGCTCATCCGTAAGGACGGTTTTCGCTTCTGGGGTAACCGCACCTGCAGCGACGATCCGCTGTTCCAGTTTGAGAACTACACCCGCACGGCGCAGGTGCTGGCCGATACCATGGCCGAGGCGCACATGTGGGCGGTAGACAAGCCGCTGACGCCGGTACTGGTTCGCGAAATCATTGCAGGCATTAACGCCAAATTCCGCGAGCTGGTGAGCGCCGGTTATCTGATCGGGGCATCCGCCTGGTACGACGAAAGCGCCAACGATAAAGACACCCTGAAGGCGGGCAAGCTCTTTATCGATTACGACTACACGCCGGTACCGCCGCTGGAAGATTTAACCCTGCGCCAGCGCATTACCGACACCTATCTGGCGAACTTCGCCGCATCCGTAAACAGCTGAGGAACCGGATAAATGGCACTGCCACGCAAACTGAAGGCCATGAACCTTTTTAACGACGCTAACAGCTATCAGGGCGTCGTGACCGCCGTCACTCTGCCGAAGCTGGCCCGCAAGCTTGACCCGTTCCGCGCGGGCGGCATGAGCGGCGCGGCGCACATCGACAACGGCCTGGAAGATGACGCGCTTGATATTGAGTGGAGCATCGGCGGCATGGATGACCTGGTGCTTACGCAGTGGGGTGCGACTGTCGTGCCGCTGCGCTTTACCGGCTCTTACCAGCGCGACGATACCGGCGAGGAAATCGCGGTAGAGATTGAGGTGCGCGGTAAGCATCAGTCGTTTGATTTCGGCGAAGCCAAACAGGGCGAAGATACCGAGACCAAAATCACCAGTAAAAACACCTATTACAAGCTGACGTTTAACGGCAAAGAGCTGATCGAAATCGACACCATCAACATGGTGGAGAAGGTCAACGGCGTTGATCGCCTTGAGCAGCGCCGTAAAAACATCGGCCTGGTATAACCCCGGCGCCGGCGTCATGAGGCGCTGGCTCTGCCTGACTACAGTGAACAGAGATAATGAACATGGAAAATAGTGAACATACCGTCGTACTTGAAACTCCGATTAAGCGCGGTGATACCGTGATCAGCCTGGTTGAGCTGATTAAGCCTAACGCCGGCGCGCTGCGTGGCGTGCGCCTGTCAGACCTTGCAGGCTCCGACGTGGACGCGCTGATGATGGTGCTGCCGCGTATTACTCAGCCGTCGCTGACGAAAGCCGAGTGCAACAACCTTGATCCGGTCGACCTGATTGCGCTCGCTGGTAAGGTGATCGGTTTTTTGTCGTCGAAGTCGGCGGAATAGAATGGCCCCCCGGTCTGACGGTTAATGACCTGATGGCCGACATTGCCACGATATTTCACTGGCAACCCTCCGAGATGTACGACATGCCGCTGGCCGAGCTGATGGGCTGGCGGCATAAAGCCTTTATCCGCAGCGGAGCAACCCCGGATGAGCAATAACCTCAAGGTGCAGGTGCTGCTGAAAGCGGTGGACCAGGCGACCCGGCCGTTTACCGCAGTGCGCAAAGAAACCCGCAGGCTGTCAGGCGATATCCGCGAAACGCAGAACAGCATCAAAGAGCTCGACGCGCAGGCGGCGAAAATTGACGGCTTGCGTAAAGCAAATGCGCAACTGGCCGTGACCGGGCATGCGCTTGAAAAGGCGAAGCTCGAGGCAGAACAGCTTGCTACCCAGTTTAAAAACACCGAGCGGCCAACGCGTGCGCAGGCGCAGGTGCTTGAATCGGCAAAGCGCGCAGCTGATGGTCTGCAGAAGAAATACAACAGTCTTACCGAGTCGGTTAAACGCCAGAATCATGAGCTGGATGCGGCGGGCATCTCCACCAAAAGCCTGAGTAGCGAGCAGCAGCGCCTTAAATCCGCCTCGGCGCAGGCAACGGTCAGCCTGAATCGACAGAAAATGGAGCTGCAGCGCCTGAGTCAGCAGCAGGAGCGGCTGAACCAGATAAGCGATCGCTACCGGAAAGGACAGGAGCTGTCGGGAAAAGTGCGCAACATGGGCGCGGCTGGCATCGGTGCCGCCACGGTCGGCGGTATGGCGGCGACGTCACTGCTGATGCCGGGCTTTGAGTTTTCACAGAAGAACTCCGAGCTACAGGCCGTGCTCGGCGTGGCGAAAGACTCAAAGGAGATGATCGCACTGCGCGCGCAGGCGCGTCAGCTGGGTGATACAACCGCCGCCTCTGCCGATGATGCGGCAGGCGCGCAAATCATTATCGCCAAAGGCGGTGGTGATGCCGCTGCTGTTGAAGCGGTTACGCCGGTTACGCTCAATATGGCGCTGGCAAACAAGCGCACGATGGAAGAAAACGCCGGGCTGCTGATGGGGATGAAATCAGCTTTTCAGCTCACTAATGACAAGGTTGCACACATCGGCGACGTGCTGTCGATGACCATGAATAAAACGGCCGCTGACTTTGACGGGTTGAGCGATGCGCTGACCTACGTCGCCCCGGTAGCGAAAAACGCGGGCGTCAGCATAGAACAGGCTGCAGCGATGGTCGGCGCTCTGCACGATGCCAAAATCACCGGCTCAATGGCCGGTACGGGAAGCCGCGCCGTACTGAGCCGGCTGCAGGCGCCGACTGGTCAGTCATTCAAGGCTATCAATGAGCTGGGAATTAAAACGGCAGACGGCAAAGGAAATACCCGTCCGATCTTCACCATTCTGAAAGAAATGCAGACGAGCTTTGACCGTCACAGGCTGGGAACAGGTCAGCGCGCCGAGTACATGAAAACTATCTTTGGCGAGGAGGCCAGCTCATCGGCCGCCGTGCTGATGACCGCCGCCTCAACCGGCAAGCTCGACCAGCTGACTGCTTCGTTTAAAGCCTCTGATGGTAAAACGGCCGAGCTGGTCCAGGTGATGCAGGATAATCTCGGCGGCGATCTGAAAGAGCTGCAGTCTGCTTATGAGGCTATCGGCACCGACCTATTTGATCAGAACGATGGCGCGCTACGCACGCTCACCCAGGACACCGCGGCGCTGCTGCTTAAGGTTGATGGCTGGATTAAAGCTAACCCTGAGCTGGCAGGTGGGATTGCAAAAGTCGCAATGGTCGGGCTGATTCTGGCTGGTGCGCTGGGCGCAATCGGGCTAATAGCCTGGCCGGTGATTGCGGGCGTGAATATCTTGATTGCCGGGGTGGGCTTCCTCGGTGCGGCATTCAGCATCGCGGGCGGAGCTATTACGACAGCGCTCGGCGCTATCACACTGCCAGTTGTGGCAGTCGCGGCGGCAATCGTGGCCGGTGCGCTACTGGTACGCAAATACTGGGAGCCCATCAGCGCCTTTATTAGCGGATTTGCCGATGGGTTTACGGCTGCGATGGGGCCGATTGGTGATGCGTTCGGAAGCCTGACGCCAATATTCTCGGCTATGGGTGAAAAAATCAAAGAGCTTTGGGGCTGGTTCGGCAAGCTGTTGGAGCCGGTAAAATCCACTCAGGCAGAGCTGGCGTCAGCCGGTGACATGGGCAGGAAGTTCGGCAATATGCTGGCCGAGGCCCTGAAGATTCCGGGGCATGCGCTGGACCAACTGCGTAGCGGTATCGACTGGGTGTTGGAAAAGCTCGGCATCATCGACACGAAATCCGACGGTCTTAAAGATAAAGTGGTATCCCCCGACCCGATAGCAACCGGAGGTGCGGGCGTGGATACCGGTGGGCTGCAGTACAGTCTGGCAACAGGTGGTGCGCCCTATCGCCCTGTATCGTCTCCGTCTGCCGGTGGCGGCTATACCGACCGCAGCCAGAATACCTACCAGTACGAAATTAACATGCACGAAGGCATGACCAAAGACGACGCAATGGCGCTTATGGCGCAGCACCAGGCTAAAGAGCAGCGCAACCGTCAGGCTCAGAACCGCAGCAAAATGGGCTGGGAGGATTAAACGATGATGATGATTTACGGCATGATGCCGTTTATGCGGCAGACGCTGCCTTATGGCGAACTGCAGCACAACATTGACTATCGGTGGCCCACTAACAGCAGGTTTGGACAGCGGCCGGCCGCGCAGTTTATCGGGCCCGGTGATGAAAAAATTACGCTGTCCGGGGAGCTGCGCCCGGAGATTACTGGCGGTGCGATTTCATTGCTGACTGTGCGCGTATTGGCCGATGAGGGCATGGCCTGGCCGCTGATTGGCGGAAACGGCACGATTTACGGTATGTACGTGATCGAGAGCATTTCCAACACGCATAGCGAATTTCTGCCAGACGGAACGGCCAGTAAAATCATGTTTACCATGAGTCTTAAGCGTGTGGATGAGTCGCTGACAGCTATGTTTGGCGATCTGAAAAAACAGGCGGACGGGCTTATCAGCGGTGCCGGCAATCTGCCGGGGCAGCTTACGTCTGCCATGAGCAGCGTTAAGTCAGCAGCGGGCAGTCTTATTACTTCGGCAAAAGGGCTTGCGGGATGACGGGTATCATCGGCCTGCCGGTGCAGGCAGGCGCACGGCTTACGCCTGATTTCATGCTGACGGTTAATTCAACGGATGTTACGACCAATATCCGTGATCGGCTCATATCGCTGACGCTCACTGATAACCGCGGCTTTGAGGCTGACCAGCTGGATATTGAGCTGGACGACGCCGACGGGCAGCTTGCCATGCCGGTGCGCGGTGCAGTGGTTGCGCTGTTTCTTGGCTGGAAAGGGCAGGTACTGATCGGTAAAGGTAGCTTTACTGTTGATGAGGTGGAGCATCACGGTGCGCCGGATACGATGACCATCCGCGCCCGCAGCGCTGATTTTCGCGGTACGCTCAATTCTCGCCGGGAGGTGTCTTATCACGATACCACTTTAGGCGATATCGTGACGCAGATTGCCGGGCGAAATAACCTGCAGCCCATGCTGGCGGAGGGATTCGCCGGGATCGCCGTAGCCCATATTGACCAGACACAGGAAACAGACGCTAAATTTCTGACCCGAATTGCAACGCTATACGGGGCGGTGGCAGCTGTGAAAGCCGGGCGACTATTGTTTATAAGGCCGGGGAACGGCGTCACTGCTAGCGGGAAGCCTATTCCTCAGATGACCATCACCCGCCAGGACGGTGATCGGCACACTTTCAGCATTGCCGATCGTGGCGCGTATACAGGTGTTTCGGCGAGCTGGCTGCATACAAAAGACCCGAAGCCTAAAAAGGTAAAGCTGCAGCGCAAACCCAAAATAAAACACCTGCGTGCGCTTGAGCACCCCGCTGCGAAAAAGAAAAAAGCGGTAACGACAAAAACGCCAGAGGCCCGCGAGGGGGATTATCTGGCCGGCAGTGAAGATAACGTGTTTACGCTCACAACCGTTTATTCCAGCAAAGCAACGGCGATGCGAGCGGCAAAAGCTAAATGGGAAAAGCTGCAGCGAGGCGTCGCTGAGTTCTCGCTAACCCTTGCAATGGGGCGCGCCGATCTCTATCCGGAGACGCCGGTGAAAGTTCGCGGCTTTAAATCAGTAATTGATGCGCAGCCATGGCTCATCAGCAAAGTGACGCACAACCTTAGCGGCAGCGGGTACACAACGCAGCTTGATTTCGAAGTTTTGTTATCCGATGTTGAGTATCAGGCAGAATCAGACGATGATGATTCACAATAAGTGAAAAATTGTTGCTCATTTTGGTATTTAAGGGTATTAAAGCTACGAGCTTATAGGGAGACGCCACCGATGATGCATTGTCCGTTATGCCAGACCGCAGCACACGCTAAAAGCAGTCGATATATTTCAAAAGAAACAAAAGAGCGCTATCACCAGTGCCAGAACATCAATTGCAGTTGTTCTTTCAAAACGCACGAAACGTTAGCGATGATTATTGTATCGCCCGGCCAGGTCAATCGTGTGCCGATTTTCACCGGGCATGAATCCCAGCCATCTTTGCTGCATTAATTTGAGCAGCCCATAAAACCCCGCATTGGCGGGGTTTTTTGTGGGCGCTATTCGCTACCCCTGAAAACGTGAGTATTGCCAAGCAGCAACGCTGTTGCGGGCTTATCCATCAATTTTCCCATTTCATTACAGGTCGATAGTGGGTTTTCAAAGGAATATCCGCTGGCTTTAAATTTGTTTGTTACGTTGATGGCCTTGATATTTTTTAGGTAATTAGCAGGAGCGTCTTTTGTCCAGATGGGGGCGCATATCCCGCTAGAGGTAATTGCTTTATAAGTTTCATCATCAACATTGGCTGCGGGTATCACAATAATTAGCTGATCTTCCTTTTGGCTGACTTCCGTCGGTTGCCAGGGCTTAAGTTTTTTTTTGAGGGTGATCACGTCTGAAGCTTGCGCCGCAGCGACTGAAGAGAATATTAACGCAGAGCAGATCAGGGCTAAGTGTAATCGCAT